ATACATCTCATCGAGACCACCACCACTATAGTGATTGGCAACCTGAAAAGCGTAACGCGGTCCTTGGTGATACGCAACGCACCAGAGAATAAATGCGTCCGTATCCGTTTCGGGGTTAATCCCATACTGTTTAGCAACACTGAAATAGTTTTCAAGGTCCTTGACAATCTGGTCACCCTGAATGTCCTTGCTCGCATTAAGCAACGGCTTAAGACTATCGCCAACGAGACGGGAAAGGTAGTAAGTGTTCCATGAGGAATCGGACTCGGGAACGGATTCGAGCCGGGACCTGAAACCACTATCGACGCTTGCATACTCCGTAGCATGGGCGCCGCGCATTCGGTTGAGAATCGCCGCGGCGCGAGTGCCATACCACTGTGCAATTCCGACGGTAATTGGGTCGTTGTAGTTGATTGCTGAGTAATCCATAGATGACTCAACTTGTCCAATCGCTTTAATGGCGACTTTCTTTGCCGTGGCGTCCCATGCCATGGTTCCTCCAAACGAATAGCCTGCCCCAATTGTATCGGGGCAGGCTATTCGAGTGCAACTACCAGATTTTGTAGGTCATGTTCACTTGGTAGGTCTGGTTTGCGGAGAGAATGTCTCCTGCGTAAATTCCTCCAGTCTTAGCGACATATAGATATTTGTATGTTCTGTCATTTCCAATAATGGGAGACATAACACCATCGTAGGGGCGCGCCCATCCGGGGATGCTCATTAGTCGACCATCATATCCCACATTATTTGTTCCAATTTTGAATGTTCCTTGAATATAAACCCAATCCCTATCGCGCTCGCACGTGAGATAGTTATAGTCCTTCGCCACAGTCCCATCAGACAGTGTATGCAGGGCCATCGCCGGAGGGTTAAACCAACTCGAACCACCCTTGAGCCACACCTGAAAGAGTTCCTTGACATGATTGTACCCACTGGCAGTCATGTGCACGTTGTCAGGCCCTTGGTCCCACGAATTGGCTTGCTGGTCTCCCCAGTGCACCCATCCACGAGAACCCTCACAGACAACGGCGCCATAAGGTTTCCCCGCATTAATGACCTCGAATGTGCGAGATACACAGGACCGCGCCATCTGCACATACTCATTCAGCGAGGATTCATTAAAGATTACCGGAAGCACTCGAATATCCGCGTTAGGGAAGTACTGGCGCGCAAGCCGGAAGAAAGTACTCGCCTTGTCGCCCACCGAATTCTGTGCTCGAATATCATTAAGCAAGTCGATCACAAATAAGTATTTAGTGCTGCGACGCTTATCCTCAGACATCCCCTGCTTAGCATTATCCAACTGGGTTAGGAAATTGTTGTCAGACGTTGAAGTAAACCCGCCGCCACCAATCGCATACACGTTCGGGTTAAGCCCTAACTCACGACACAGAGTCTCAGTCCAGCGGCTTGCTTCAATAGTTGCATTGGACGAACCAATAACAACGCCCTCAGTGAGTTTAGGGTCCTCAAGGAAGATGTTGTTAGCCTCAGTCTTCGTGTAATAGGCCGGGAAGCGGTTGTCAAAATCCCTGCGCTGTTGATCCAACTTTCCCTGAATGTCAGCCTGAAACTGTGTGTTCTGGGTCTTAAGCGCATCACCCCACGCCTTGGTCGTGAGCGTAACCCGCTTACCGGCAGGCGACTTAAGTGGTGCCTCAATGTAGTTGCCGTCAACCTCACGGAATTCAGCATCAATAAGGCGCCGCTTGAAGTCCTCGATTAGCGACTCGAGCGCAGTTTTCTTTGCGTCCAGTTCCTTGTTCCAACCTGAATGCGTCTTCTCAACCTCAGTAATGAAATTGGTGACTGTCTCATTCAGTTTGGCGATGATCTTGTCTTGCTCTTCGCCAAAGGAATTTGTGAACGTAATGACGTCAATGACGCTGGAACGAATTCGCTCAAGCACGTCAATATATGTAAGTCCATCCCGATAAGTAAACGGGGTAATGTTGTTCACCGATCGTGACTGAACGCGCCAAAGCGCCTGGTCAATAGAGCCGATAATGTCGTCACCAGTAGCCATAATATCCTCCAAGTCCTAGTCCGAAAGAGTATCCATTAATTAGTCCTCCAGGTGTGTGGGGCATATCTGTGTCCCACAGTCCCATGAAAAGATCACTCAGTTCTGCTATCACTAAGTCGTCAACGTTAAGTAGTGTCCCCCGATAATCAGCAATTGCACGAGCCTTAGAGCCCGAATATCCCCATGAATTAGAGTGTTGATTATTGGTGTAATTGCTATTCGAGGATGACGTGCTATCCGACTCGTTACGAGACGTAGTGTCACCTGACGTGCTCGCGTCGCTGATACTCGTAGCATAGTCTCCATCGCCCGCAAGCCGTGTCTGTGGAGTGTCCGAGCCCACGGTGCGCCCCTTGGACTTGTTGGTGCCACTGCCACTGCCCGTCTGGTGGTTGATCCCAGAATTCTGGGACCTGCCGTCCTGACTGGTCTCGCTGTAGTGACGGTTGCCCTCGAGCGGGTCTGTGTTTTGCAGTTCAGCCAGATACATTCGATTATACCTGGGCATAATCAGTTCCATCTTAAGGCTTAGCCGCCAGATAAAGATATCAATTGTCTCGTGAGCAATCTCTTGAAGCCAATAGGTCTTCTTAATTCGATCGTTCAGAGTCTTTCGATACGCTTCATCGAAAATCGGGTAGTCGTCAAGACCAATATGGTCATTGGTTAACTTAACTACATCACGAAGCATTATCGTTGTTACTGACATCGTCACCCCCATAGGTTGTCAAATTGGAATTAGCAAGATACTCATTAAGGTTCGGTGCTGCATTGTCGTCTACAGCCCAATAGCATGACACGTTAAGCCCAAACTTATCATTAATTTGCTCGCACGCCAACTCACGCGGCTTCATAAACGACTCACGAGACGCAAGCACCTGCCCCGAATTAGCAGCCGCTTCCTCAACCACCATGCGCTCACGCTTTTCAGAATTTACATTCATAATTCCAAGCATCGTAAGTGCCTCACCCCAAATCTTGGACTTGGACTCCATATGCTTGATTGAAGAAACAGCCCCAGCACCAGCATTCTGATTAAGCGGAAACACACCAATTGTATTAGCGAGATTATCCATACTCATGTTCTCAGTTCCCCATACGACGGGCTCACCATCGTAAATCTTAGAAATAAGATTCTGAATAGTGAGGCGTTGGTCCTGAGAGCAAGCAACAATCATGGGATTGCGCTCATTCAGCAAATCAATTTCAATTGTTCTATCAATCTGAGCAAGCCTTGCAGCATAAGAAAGCACTACGTCAATTTCAGGTTCACGGACCTGATTGCCCCAAATGCAGACGGACTCACTTGCGCTCACCTCACGAGAATAGACACCATTTCGAGTGACACGATATCCCGTGGGATTATCCTGAATGTCTAAGGGACCTGAAATGGTTGCAGGCATTGACATAAACAATTCGAAGAAACTGTCGAAATAGAAAACCGAGTATCCATTATTGAAGATAGTTGCTTCAATAAAGCGCGGGTCAATCCCGTTAGGCAACCCCTCCCAAGTAAACCGAGAAAGACACTTACCCATTAACTGGCGCCGGTACATGTGCTCCAACTGCATCTGCCGGGCTTCCGACGACGACGGGGGAGACGCCATGATTTTCTTGTAAATGCCGTTAAGCACATAATCCTTTTTACTCACTAAGAGTCACCCTAACTGACTTGTCAATCCGATTGTTGCGAACATTTGTGTTACCAATTCTCTGCGGAGAACGCCAAACTGTAACACCCTTTTCAAAGATTCCTCGCACGCTAGCCTTGAATCCTTCGGGAATAGTTGTGTCAACCAAGTAACACTCAGCCATTTTCCAATACGTAAACTCCGTCATAAGGCTGAGTGTCTTCGGAAACTTAATCCAAGTATTAATCAAATACCCATACCTAAGCCAGAAATCACCAATACTACGCATTGCGGCCGGTGAAACACTTCTAATTCTAGCATCAATCACAAGCCCATTGGAGACCATCGCGGACACATATCCTGACGTCTGACCAACAACGGACGGCGGGATAACCTGCATGTCCTGACGTTGACCATTAATCGACGCAATAGCCGCCTCATAGTCCCCATTAGCAGCAAACTGGGCCAGTTCATAGTTAGTATCCCGCACGGTCCTTTGCTGTTGCTGAGAAATCTGCGAAGCACCACTAGCCAACTGATTCTGAATATTAGCCGTCGACTGTGCCTGAGAATTATTAATCATCGCAGACACGCCAGCCGTAGCCGCCTGACCAATACCAGCGCCGGCCGCCGAACCGTTCAGCCCCATAACGCCGCCGAGCGCTGTCATGGCGCCCTGAGTCGCCTGAACGGTAGCCCGCATATTATTGTAGCGTGACTGAGAATCCGCCATAGCAGAATTACCCCACATGGAATTCTCCGCACCCGCCTGAGTCGCAGCAATACCCGCATTAGCAACGTCACGCGCCGCCGTCGCAGCACGCTGAGCACGCTGTTGTTGCCATTTCGCGTTATTCACTTGGGCGGCCGCTGTGTGAGCCGATGATGCAAGGGCATTCAGCGCAGAATTATTAACCGCGGAAAAAGTAGGTAGTGACGTGTAACCCGTACACATGTCCCATCCTTCACCATATTCATTAGTCACCTTACCGGCGCGACGCTCTACAATCACAGATTCTGTAATCGTGTTGTAGTCACGGATAGTGAAAAACAGAGAAGGATTAGGTGGGGCGACGTGTGCATACTGATTAATATTAATGCCTGCGGTGCGAATAGACTCAGGTCGAAATTCAACAGGGTTGCCAGAATATGTTGTCAACTCAACAATACAGTACGGTGATGTCACAAATTTCTTTAGTTCCCGATATTCCTTCGGAAGCAAAGAAAGAAATTCGTTTCTAAAACTGGCGTCGGTTAGCGAATAGTTGCGGTTAATATACACACTGTTGTCGTTAATTTCAGTCCACTTCCCTTGCTCTAGCCCGTCACCAACTTTTATCTTTCTTCCAGCGTTCAGGTCAATAATGTCCTTTGGCAGAATTGTAATTGACCCAATGCCCTGAGCAACCCATGGAGCGAACCTTAGGCCAAACATTCCTGCGCGAAATTCGGAGAACGTGCAAGCATAAATATTGGTTCCGTTCGGAAGACCTTCAACCTTAGATGCGTCTGACATAGAAAGTTTGGGGTCATTGGAATTTCCGTAACCATTTACGTTATCTAAATTTATCGTTGAAGCAATAACCACTGTGTAGTCAAAATTGGTGACATCTGCAAGCATGCGCCGATAAGTTCGCATAATCTGGTGCTCAGAGCCCATATCCAAACCTTCAGGTTGCGTCAACCAATTCTTACCATAATTATCAAACGAATCGGTTGCAGCAATACCCATATGCCCGCGCTCGAGATAACTACGGCCAAAATTAATGCGCTGATAGTAGGTTGTCCAAACATCAAGTTGAAGCGTCAACTGTGTTGTGTTTGGGGCAATATAGTCAATACTGGTGATGAAATAGAAAAACACGCTAGGCGTATATCCTTCAAAACCAATGTTATTGACGGGGCGACCAGGGTTCTCAACCATCACATAATTGTATTGATTCGCCTTAGTGAAAGGCGTAGGAATACGAATCGGCCTACCCTGTGCAAGATAAGTCATCTGACTAATCTCAACCTTATGCAGATTGTTAAAAGACTTAACATAAGCATAGGGCGTATGACCATACGATTTCCAGTCAACAATATCCCTGTACGTGTTATCAAAAGGAACATTAACCATGGTAATAATGCTACCGGCAGACCACACAGAATAATCAAACGAGAGGCCTGCTCGAGTCTCAGGCGGCATAGCATAAATCTCTGACATATCGTCTCCCTTCAAGTCCAATCATAGCAGAACCGGGCGCCCTAGGGGACGCCCGGTTCTATGTTGATTCAGGTGTTACTTCTTAACCTGGATGCTAATTTCCTTATTCAGGGGCTTATTGCCGTCCGCGCCCTTAGTGTCAACATTCACACCAAGAGTAAGGAACGCCTCAGGCTCATCGGGCCCAATAGTAAGAACGCCGTCGTTAGAAATCTTGGTTCCCTTAGACTTAGCGTTCTTGAGATACCAGTCAGTGGCATAACCCTTATTCGCGGGCGCCGTCTTCCACTGAATAGACGCCTGACGCACCGCGGCCGGGGGCATAATTGTCGACTGCGTACCGTCCGGCTTAGTAACAATCAGAGCGTTAATCTCAGCGTTAGTCTCAGCCTTAGGCGTCACCACAATCGTGTTCGGCTTAGTGCCGAATGCGATAGCCGGGGTGAACGGCGAGGCGCTCATGACCGACCAGTGGTGCAGCCAGTAGTTGTCATAAAGGCCCTCGGGGTTAGAAATGGTCCGGTTCTCAAGAAGAATATCCTTGATAACGAAGAATTGCTTGGTAGTCAAGATGGCTGACGTGTCGGCCATCCCCAGCGCCTCGCCCGGGACCGTGATGATGTGAGACGGTGCCTCAGCGTCGCTGCGGTTAAACGCGGCAGACAGTGAGGTAACGTCGACGTTCGCCTTGAATTCCGGCGTAGCAATAAGCACCAGGTCCTCAGGGCGAGCAAACGAGTGAACCGCCGCAGAATTAAAGGCGGGTGTGGGATACATCATCTTGTTCGCAGCAACCCTGAGCGCCTTAAGCGCAGCGTCAACCTTATTCTTATCCGACTCAAGCGAATTCATGTCAGAAATCTGCGTGCGATAAAAACCGAACTTATCGTCGAATGTCTTAAACAGTTTCGTCATGCTAAGGAATTCAGACCACTGGTCAGAGGACGCAGCAACAGCCATAATCTGAGAAATCATCTCAGAAAGACCATTATCCGAAAGGAACGCACGGCGAAGCACATCGCGGTTAATCGTGATCTTAAACTTTTCCTTACGATTAATCGTGTGGAAAGCACTCTTGGAGGGCGGTGGTGCCTGCCCGAACACGTCTCGCTCGAGGTAGTCGCGTTGCTCCTCATAAATGGTGGGCTTGATAAAGTCAAGGTGAACCTCTTCAATGGTATCACCGAAATTCATCATGCCCTGCTTGAAGACGGCAAGTGGGTTCTTCCACAAAATGTCACGAATAATCGTAGATCCAATGCGGTTAATCAGAGAGGACATGAATTCATTGCGGGTAATGTTGTCAGACATGATTCCCGCGATGGTTTCCTGAATGTTGGCCTTGGTGGCCTCAGGAACCATTGTCTGATAATCCATTCGAGCATCGCTGCGAATAGCGTTAAGGATATCAATGTTTGTAGTGTCGTCGCGCAACTGTGGCATAATCAATTCCCCTTAAAAAGTTCACTAATTGACTTAGGCTTCCAATTAGAATCTGGGACCTTATCGTTTCCCGAATCGCTACTAGAAAATAATCCTGAAAGACCCGCGAGAGTCCTTCCAGTACTTGCGGCCGCCTTTCGGTCAATGCCCATACCGTCAACTATAGCATTCCCAGCATCCTTAGCGGCAGTGCCGCCCAACTCGACGGCAGCGCCGCCAACGTCACCCACACCCTTGAGCACCGCCTTGGCGTCGTCCTTCGTGCTCTCGGCCGCCTGTTTCACATCATCTAAGGTCATTTCCTTAGACGCTGGAACATCGTCCCCAGCAAACGGGTTACCTGTCTCCCTATCCGTGGGGGTTAGTTGCTCACCAAGACGGTTCTCAAGTTCCGCCTGCAACGCAGAAACCTTTTCCCCGAACACGTCCGTGAGATGCTTCCAAGCCGCCTTAGTATCCTTGAAGTGGTCGACGTCAGCCGGATCCTTTGGCGCCCCCTCAAGCATGTTCCCGTCGCTCGGAGAAACGGCTTTCTTGTCACCGTCAGAATCGCCCGGATCAAAGACGTCATTGCCGGTCATCCCCGATTCCTCGCGCTGCTGCGGGGTAAGGTTCTGAGCCGCCTTATTCCGCGTCTGAGCATCGTCCATAGATTGCTGCGGATCGCCTTCAAGGCGCCGCTCGGTAAGCGAACGGCCACCGTGCTCCGCCTTATCCTGTTTATCAAGTTCGGCGTTCTTAGCGTCGGCCTTCGCCTTATTCGCCTTACGCTGCTCCTCATTCATCGGGGAACCGTCAGGGTTCATACCCTTAAGTGCATTCTTCTCGGCATCACTTAGTGCCATAATTCCTCCTAAACGGTAGGCTAGGAACC